AATTCGTCAATGGTTTCTTTCGATACTTGCACAGCAACTTCTTCGACTTCTTGCACATCATCGCCCATTTCTAAAGAAGTTTGTTCTTCTTTTAGAACTTCAACTGTCCCGTCGTTATTTACAACATATTCGACATTCGGCTTATTGGTCTGCTTGTTAACTGGTACCTTGTATTCTACTGTTTCTGGCTCAATGGTCGTTGATACTGTTTTGCCTAAAAATTCGTTTAAACTTTCATATTTTCCTTTTAATGAAGCGTTGCTAACCACTAATAGCACTTCGATATTTCCGTTTGATTTAGATGTCACTTTTTTCACTTCTGGTCTAAAATTTACTTGTTTTGTCATTTTATTTTCCTACTTTCTTTTAATAATTAGTTGCATCTTTCCATTCGTAATCGAAATTATCGGTTATGAATGGTCTTTTTTCGTTTAAAGGCTTAGTTACGCCTTGTGTGATCACTTTAAAATCTCTAGCACGAACAACAATCGCTTCAACTGGATGACCATATCTAAGGGCAAATAGACGAAAACGAAGCTTAACGGATTGGTCAATGCCATACACGCCAAAAGAATTTTTTATATCAATGACATGTCTCCAACTCCCATCTAAGTTTTTTATGATGAAATCAGGTGAATAAGCTATCGCCGAAATTTTGCCTATACCATCCGCAGTTGGTGTAAGTTCGGTTAGTTTAAAACGCGGATGAACTTCAAAAGGTAACCCACAATTTTTGACAAATCGCTGATAAAACTTTGCTTCTTTTTCCGAGTCAAATATATATCCATCAATCGTGACTTTATTTCCTCGCTTATTCAGGGCTGTTGGTGATTGCATTGTTTTAACTCCCTTTCCTTGGTCGCAGTTTCCGCTCGAACTGCTTTTCCATCTTTGTTGCATTCAGGACATGGAATAGGTGTTGCATAATTAAATCTGTCTTTGCCCCAAATCACGCGCTGATCTTGACATCTAACACACTTCATTCTTATTTAGCCCCTTTCATCCAGGCTTGATTACTTTTGGTAGCTTTTTCGGTCGGTTCCTTCTTATCAATCCGTTTAATAGATTTCCCTATATGTTTCTTCGGTTTTTCTGGCATTATAATGGCTTCCTTTACTTCTGAAACGGTTCCGCCAGATACGATTGTTGCAATAGCTGCTGTCTCTTTATACTCAAATAACACAGCATCTTTTAAATTGGCTACTGGTCGACCATCTTTGCCAAGATAGGCTGAAAATTTCACTACATACGGCATTGAATGATTCCCCTTTCTATCGATTTGTTTTTAAGGCTTTAAAATGCGTTTTAAGCCGTTTTTCTTTCTTTATATCTATTTATATTCACTTGATTGTAAAACTGCTCTACGCTGAATATATTCGCTAAAAATAATATTTTAGATGCCTGCTACTCGTTTGTCTGATGTCCCCTCAATTTTCATCACGAATCCTTGTGAATTACTCATGATGCGAGAAAGGATTCTCTCACCATAGGCTTGACTCATTTCTTTACCAGTTAAGTTCGTAGTAAAAATAGTTGCTTTATTCTGCCGAGCTTCTACAATGCGATTCAAGGTGTCGTTATTGAAGTTAGTACTTTTATTCCTATCATTAATTTGTTTAACTCCCAACTCGGCTCCTAAATCGTCCAGAACTACTAAATCTGCGCTTTTGATTTCTGCCATCAAACTACCTGTTATCTCTTTTCTGGCTTGCTCATCATTCATCGCAAATTTTAGCTGTTCTAAGAGTTCCGCATAGCTAATAAATAAGCAGCGTTTATCATAGTTTGATTTCTCCAACACTTCCCAAGCCGTTGACATAGCTAAATGACTTTTACCAACACCACTTTTGCCTGAAAGAATCATATGAATTGGTTTATTCAAAAGAATTTCAGTTGTGGCTCGATTTGCAATTTCAAAAACAAGCTTAGTTTCTGTGTCTACTGTTTTGTAAGTTTTAAAACGACAATTAATTAAATTTTTGTCGGTATAAAGTGAGCTATATTTCAGGTAATTAATTGCTCTGGCTTTCAAACTATCGTTAAACATTTTCTCTGTTTCAAGGTCTTCTGCTTTTTTGCGTGCTTTATAGCCACATTCCATGCAAGTTGGCGGACACCTATCGGACCCATCTTTATTTTTGGCACGCCACGCATAAAGATTTCCTCCGCAATCTGGACATGGATCAGGTGTGATATAAAGCAATGTTTTAATCATTTTTGAAAATCCATCTGATGCCGACTTCATTCTTTCACTTCCTAAAATCCAAGATCATCGTAATCCAAATGACCTGTATTTGATTTCTGTTGCTTGGTTGTTTTCTTTTGCTTCCTTGCCGCTTCTCGTTCATCAACAGATTTGAACCCTCTTTGTTCCCAATCTTTCAATATGGCATTGATATAGTTATAGTTTCTTGCGTTTGCATCAATAGCAATTTCAATAGCTTTAACAATTAATTGTTCAGCATCTTTTTGACTAGCTCCGATTTTTTCAAAATCAGAAATCCAATAATCAAAATCGGTCATAGTTTTAGACGACATCAATCCAAATCCGTTGTTTTCCCAAATTGAACGAATGGACGACCCTTTATTGTTGTTATTAATATTCTTTTCATTCTTATCATTCTTTTCATTCTTGTTTGTGTGCACTTGTTGTTCACTTGTTGTTCGTTTGATGTTCACTTGATGTTCACTTGCTTGATAATCATCCCAGTTATTTATTGATACGACGCTGTATTTCGTAGTTGATTTGATGTTCAACATTCCTTCTTTTTCAAATCGTTTTAACCATCTCCATACAGAACCGCTGTTCACTTGATGTTCACGTTTGACACCTTTATTCATCTCAAACGTTATTGCGTCGCGCCCTGTGACGAATTCTCCGCTGTTCAACCATATTTCTTTTCCATTAAAAAGAAATTTTCTGTTTTCGTGGCTAGCTTTCATCAAACACAAGTTCCACAATTTGTACATGTAAGGATTAGTCCATACGAATGAATCCATTACCTTACGATACAATTTGACGTAACCAGCATTCATTCGTTATGCACCTCCTCCTATAAATCGTCCATACTGGTAAAATTTGTAATTTTGTTGTGTCCTCTACAATATTCACAAATTCCACAACTAACTGGTGCTTCCTCACCATTTTTAACTCGCACAACATGCTCGATGTTTTCTTTTAATTCTTCTAATTCGTAAATCATTTTTTCTTCACTAAGAGTGATGAGTTTTGCTTCACTAGGTGTTTGTTTCGAAACAGCTGCAATGAGAGGAAGAAAATTTTTGTCATATTGTTGTCGAAGCAGTTCGCAATAAACAGCCATTTGTAACACGTAACCGAAGCGTTCAATGAAGTTTGCTTTTCTGTTTAAACGTTCATCCCATTTCTTCTCATGCATATCTTTGGTTGTTTTGATGTCTACAAAATACTTTTCTTCTAAATTCAAACAATCAATTTTCCCTTTCCACATTGCACCACCAATTTCACCTGTGACGATCACTTCTTTTTCACCTTGATAAATATTTAAAAAGGCTTCTTCTTGTTTTAATCTTTCAATCATCTGCTCCGCAATTTGGAAATCTTTCAGTAGGCCAAACGGTTTTCTTGAAGAAAACATCTTGCTTTTATTTTCTTCTTTAAATGCTTCATGAATTTCTGGTGATTCAAAGTAAGAATGAACATAATTACCAACTAGCAATGCTTTTTGATCACTCTCTGGTGTCCATTCGCCTTTTAACTTGGCAAGAGCTGCAGCTTCACATTCAAGAAATTTTTTATATTGAGAGACAGACATATAAGCTAGGTCCGCTTCTTGTGAATAATAATTTTCATCAGAAAGGATAATCGTCTTCTTCAATCGTTGAGACATCAGCTTCACTCTCTTTCTGATTGGTTTCATAACCAGCCATCACATCTAAAGTTTCCTGAACTGGTTCTTCTAAAATTTGTTCAGCCGTTTTCGTTAAATCTTCTTTTTCAATTGGTTTTGCTTGTTCAATATCGTTTTCTTGCTCACTAACTTTTTTATTGTTGGCAAATAATTTTTCTTCAAGTGCTATTGCTGTATCTGCAACTGGTTCTGCTTCCTTACGTCTGTTTTCATCATATTCGTATTCTGTTGTTCTATTAATCGCATCTGTCAGTAAATCACTATCATCGCTTGTATTGATAAATGTTTTAGCGGCTCGATTGATTACTGTACGTTTAGCCATTTCTCCTGGAAAATCATTTTGAACATTTTTTGTTTTCGCTTTGCTCCAAGATTTGTCAATTTCTTTTTTTGTCATAACGGTATAAACACGTTCGCCATCGTTTTTTTCAATTACTGCAAAAGCACCAATAATTTCATTGTCTTGATTTGCGAAGTCTGGCTCAAATTCTTTAACGACTGTTCTGCCTTTTTCACTGCCAATCCTAAACACATCACCTTTGTGAACAACTTCCGCCCAAATATCTTTAACATTTGATAAACGTTTCAAAACGGCTTGTGTTCCAAAATATGATCGTTGCATTTGTAACTCTTTTCCATAAACAACAAAATAACATTGGGTTTTTGCTGGACTTAGGCCTTGAACAACCATATCTAATAAAGTGTTAGCAACAGATTCTTTTGTAACAACTTCTAAAGCAGGTCTTTTATTTCGATCTTGTACTTTTTGAATTGCAAACCATGCTGATTTTAGAGCATTCGATGCATTGTAATTAGCTGGCAATTGTAACCCATCCTGCTCTAAACCTTTAATTCTGTTAGAAACTGCATCAGTAACGTCTTTTTGTAAAATAATTTCCCCCATCATTGATTCTCCTCTTCTTCGTCATATTCCCATGTTGGTTCTAATACTTCTTTTTCTTCTGACGGCTCTTGTCTAGCTCCTAATGAATCAAATTCAGGCATTTTCACCACTCCCAGAATATTTTCGTTTTGTTTTCTTCAAGTTCAACGTGATCAAATCCTTCTGTTTCTAATTGAGATAAAAACGTTGATGTAAGACCTTTACTATTCACTACGCAACTTGTATTACCATTCGCTGCTGCAGTTCGAATTGATTGAACAATTCTATTTTGAGCATTCGCTAACATTAATTCGTAAACATCATCACTTAAACCTCTTACTTCAATCATTGCAGTTCACCTCGTAAAAATGCAGTTAGTAGTTCATCCATAGATTTTTCATTTGCAGCATCTTCGGCTCTTTCTGCTACGCATTCTGGACAATCACAAGATTCGCTTATACTTAATTGCTCTTTTAGATCACCTACAAGTTTTTGCAAGAGTATAGCTAACCCGATAACTGAACCACAAAACGCAGTACTTCCTTGGACTGTTTCAAAATTTGTAGCACATAGAAGAAGTTCAACATTCTGTGCCTCACATTCTTTTTCAAGTTCAATAATCATTCTTTCAATTTCTTTATTCATGTGGTACACTCTCCTTGAATTTGATATTTGTAACTGACCTACTTTGATGGCCGTCGAAGTGGGTCTTTATTTTTGTTTTTTTATTTCTCGATCTTCAAGCGCTAGATCATACATTAAAAGCCAAATGATGAAAGCTGCTATATATAGGTTTTGAATTAATGGGCCAATATTGCCACCTACTAAAAGCCCCAAGCCAAAAATGATTAGCAATGCCGCTATACGTCTTAAGTGATATATTTTTTTCATATTATTTCCTCCCTAAATTTCGCTTGCCCAAGATTTATCTTTTTTGTGATAGAAGCCATCTGCGACACTCTTCTTTGTCGTAGAACTTCCCTTGCTTACTTACTGATCCATGTGGAAGACCTAGCTTCTCCCATTCCCTTATTGTTGTTGTGGATACATTGAAATATTTTGCAATCTCTGTTTGATTTAAGACTCGCTTATCAACTGCCGTATCTCTTCGTACTTTTTCTATTTCATCTACAATAATTCCATGTACAAAATCTCTTAGAGAAGCTTCACTTTCTGGAGTTAAAATCACTTCCACTTTTACCTATACCTCCTATCTAATATCTAATATTTTTTTGATATTCCGAACTTGCTCTTCTGAACGTCTACGACCATGAAGAATATCTGATAAGTACGGACTTGAAATCCCTAATTGTTTCGCTAACCAAGATTGGTTTTTCCCTGCACGAATTAGTGCTGCTCTTACTTCGATAGCTAAATCTTGTGACATTTAATTACCTCACTTTCTTTTTTTGATATAATTTCCTTATCAGCAAGTGGTCTGCTGAAATAACTGATAAGGTGGTGAATGATATGAAACTGTCTCATGATTGTATTCGTGATATTTTATTATTTAGCGAAAGCCTTCCGTACAATGAACCGGCTTTTGGTGATAAAATATTTAAATCAGATCTACTAAAAAAATATAGTTCAGAGGAAATTAATTATGCCGTCTCCAAATTAGGTGATGACGATGCACAACTTATAAAAGGATATGTTAAGTTTGCATCTAACAAACCTTATATGACATGTATCTCTTCCCTTACATTCGATGGTCATAAATATTTGGACAATATTCGAGATCCGAAAATTTGGAAGGAATCAAAAAAAATATCATCCAAACTAGCAAGTGTCTCAATTGACATAATGAGTGAAATCGCAGCTAAAGTTATTACAAAAACACTGGGCCTTGACTAACGTATTTCCCAGTCACTAGCCATTAAATCATTTGCTGTAGGGTTCCACCGTTTTCCAACAGAATCACTATTTTCTTGTATCAATAGACAACAATCATACGTATTTGTAGGAAGTATATTTATATGAGCTGAACAGTCTTTTTCGGATTCTCTGTAGATATACTTTCCCTCTGTCATTGCTTTTGATACAGCCTCATGAATTTTCATTTTCTTTTCACTTCCTTCCAATTTTTAGCTGTTCAAAATTTAGCAAGCATTCGTGCTAGTAATAATTGAACCAGTGCTTGAGTCTTTTCTAAATCAGCAGGTACTCTATCGCTAAAATAAGATAGGTGATTATCGATTAATTCATCGATTTTTTGAACTTGCAATTGCCCCTTGTTATTTATAGTAACTTGGGGGTTGTTTTTAATTTCATCAATATTTGCACATTCATTACTTACTCCTTTTTTAATTTCAATCCGTGTACATTTTTGATCAATTTCTTGTAAAATCTTAGTCAACAACTTACTCACAGGAATTTCTTCACACGAAGCTCTATTTCCTTCTTCGATGATTAGAGTTGCTTTCTTTTCCATTTTTTATTCCTCCTATCTGATTTTGTAGTATTCAATAATAGCCGTTAGTGTTTCGTGAGCTTTTTTACTTTGATTTTTTCCAGAAAGATAATCGTTTAAGTCCTGTTTTGGAATGTTAAAATATGTTGCTACAGATGTTAATGATATTTTCTTATCATCGAAATACTCACGAATTTTCGTTCTGCCCACTGACGTATCTGGCATGGTCTATACTCCTTTCTTTAGTATTTAGTAAGTTAATTAGATAGAAATATAAAAATATGTTGACAAAAAGTACCCGAACATATACTATAAATACATAGTTAAATAAGCCTATAACAAAGCCTTTATTTTGCACTCGGTCGCCAAACTTAATGCTGTAAGGTGTGTTTTAGCTTGCTTTTTTTCTATCTAATTAACTTACAAACAAATAATAATACGAACTTATACATTTGTCAACAAAAATATATAAGTTCAGGTACTTTTTATTTGTTTTAGAATGGAGAATGCTTTTATGTCACTGTTTGAGAGGATAAAATCTTTAGCAAAAACGAAAAATAAAAATGTTAAACAAGTAGCTCTTGAGCTAGGATTTAGCGAGAATTTATTTTATAAATGGAAAACAAATGATCCTAAAGCAAAAGATTTAGAAAAAGTAGCAGAATATTTCAATGTATCGGTAGATTATCTATTGGGAAGAACTGATAATACTAAAGTAACTTATGAAAAAAATTCTGATGATTTAGATGATGTACTGGATAACGTCATGAGTTTTGACGGTGAACCACTTGATGATCATGACAGAGAAGTTATCCGTGCATATTTAAAGGGTAGATTCGGGAAATAAGTCAAAGGTTGTGCTTATATGAAAAGTATCAAAGAGTTGGTAGAAGAATATAATGTGGAGTTAGTTTTTACTACTTTGAACAAACGCGCATGTTTCGACCCTACCTACGGTATCATATTTGTAAATCAAAATTTAACACCATCAGAACAAGAAGAAGCAATATATCACGAGTTAAAGCATGTAAAAGACCATGTGGATATAATGGCATTGTATAAAATTCCTGTTTTTCGTTCTAAGATGGAAGCTGAAGCAGAACAATATATGTTTAGAAGCTTAATCGAAAAATATGAAGGACAATACAATTACTCAAATGTTATAGCTCATTACAACTTAAAAATGGGACAAGAAATTTATTTGAAATAAAAAAGTCCGTGCTGGAAACACGGACTAAAGAATATTTTTTTCTTTTATAAACTGT